CACTGCCGCCTGACAATATGTCAGCAAGAAGTGCAACTGAAATTGTAGAGCGTATGAAGGAATTATCACAAAACTTAGGTAGTGCCTTTGGTCGCTTAATAACAGAAACAATGGTGCCTGTTGTAACAAGAGTTTTAAAAATTATGGACGAAAAAGGACTTATAAATTTACCACTGAAAGTAAATGGTTTGGAAATTAAAATAAGTCCAGTATCTCCTTTAGCGAAGGCACAAAACCTTGATGACATTAACGATGTTATGCAGTTTGCACAGATAGCATCTTCGCTGGGCGCAGGTGGTCAGGCTGAAATGAAACCAGAAAAGATAGCTAAATATGTTGCTGACAAGCTTGGGATACCAAGCGATTTGAGAACCTCTGACGAAGAGAAACAGCTTATTGAACAGCAAATGATGATGATGATGCAAGCGCAACAGCAAATGCAAGCAGCACCAGACACACAAGAGGAGTCACCGACAAGCACAGAAATAACAGAGGAGGGTTAATATGGATGATGGATGGGACGGTCTAAATGTCGTGGATTTTACATCAGCTCACCAAAAAGATGATGATTTAAAAAGACTTGATAGAGCGTTTGCAAGAACATTTGAAACAGATGAAGGAAAAAAAGTTTTAGAATATTTAGTAGACAAAACTTTAAACCAACCCACCTGGATACCAGGCGGGGGAACAAGTTTTGGATTTGCTAGAGAGGGACAAAATAGTATAATCAGAGAAATTTTACAACGCATAGAGAGGACGAAAAAATGAGTGAAGTAGAACAAGAAGGTTTATTACAAGTTGATTTAAGTGAAAATACAGCTGAAAACGAAAATCTTAAAGAAACCATCCCCCATCGTGTTGAAGAGGAACACGAAAGAAAATCTATTGATGAAGCCTTAGAAGATGTAACAGCAGAAGAAGTAGAAAAAGTTTTGGAAAAACCAGACTACATTTCTGACAAACATTGGGATAATAAGACTGGCATAAAGATTGAGGAGTTAGCCAATTCACATAACGAGTTACTAAAAAAAATGAGTATGGGTGGCCACAAAGCACCAAAAGAATATGATATGGGTGTATTTGATGACATTGACCCAGAAGATGAATTAGCCTTAGGATTTGTAGATTGGGCTGAAAAAAACAAACCTTCACAAGAAGCTTTTGACGGTTTAGTCAACATGTTTAAAGAACATGCAGCACAAGCAGAAGAAGCTGAAAAAATTGATGTTGCAAGTGAAACAGAAAAGCTTGGACCAAATGCAGAAGCGATTATCACTGCAAATCACGCTTGGATTAAAGGTCAAGTGGCAAAAGGTATTTTTGGGCCAGCAGACGTTGAAGAGTTAGAAATTTTGGGTGCAACAGCAAACGGACTTAGAGTTTTAAATAAACTGCGTTCTATGACAGGTGAGCAATCAATTCCTGTATCCCCAGTACAAGTTGAGGGGATAAGTTCTAAAGAAGATTTATATGACATGGTTAAAGACCCAAGATATAAAACGGACCCAGCATATAGAAGAGAAGTAGAAGCTAAATTTAACCAAGCGTTTCCTGGAGAACATCAGCCAGGTTCGTAACTTACAGTTGAATTTATTTTTATAAAAGGGTATGTTTCTTAGTGAAGATACCATATTTTATGCCTTCTGGTGGTAAGCAACTTTACTACACCGACCCTTGAAAAAGGATACTTGGTAAAATTTGAATAATTTATTTAAGGAGATACGTAATGGCACAATCAATTACTAATGCCTTCGTTACATTATTTGATGCTGAGGTACATCAAGCTTACCAAGGTGAAAATGTACTAAGAAATGCAGTAAGACTAAGAAGTGGCGTAGAAGGCAATACATACAAATTCCCAAAAATTGGGAAGGGTTCAGCAACAGTTCGTATTCCACAAACTGATGTTACCCCATTAAATGTTACATACAGTCAAGTAACAGCAACCATGTCTGACTTTAATGCAGCAGAATATACTGATATTTTTCATCAAGCCAAAGTTAATTTTGATGAAAGGGCTGAGTTAGTACAGGTGGTTTCAAAAGCTATTGGTCGAAGACTGGACCAACTTATTATTGATGCAATCGATGCAGCATCTTCACCTGAAACAGTAGCTAATACTGTAGTAACATCAGGTTCGGCAGCTGCAAGTAATCTTAATGTTGGTAAACTTATCGAAGCTAAGAAAAAATTAGATGCTAATAATGTTCCGTCTGACGACAGACATATTATTATTCATGCTAATAACTTAGCTGGATTGCTTGGCGATGAAAGAGCGATATCTGGAGACTTTGCATCAATTAAGGCTTTAGTTGCAGGTGATATTAATACTTTCCTAGGATTTCAATTCCACACGATTGGTACAAGGGATGAAGGCGGTCTCTCAATAGACGGTTCTAATGATAGAAAAGTTTTTGCTTTCCATAGAAGTTCTATTGGTTTAGCTGAAAATATGGCAGCAAAAACAGAAATTAATTATGTTCCAGAGAAAACTTCCTTCTTAGTTAATTCAATGTTTAGTGCAGGTGCAATCGCTATAGATGACGAAGCTATAGTAGAAATAACCTGTCGTGAATCATAAGGAGGTAAATCATGGCATACGATTCAACAGGACTACAACCTATTGGTGGTCAAAGTAAAGCAGGAAACGCTCCACAAATTTGGAGTTATACATCAACCGATGCAAAAACAGATATTGATGCAGCAGGCTATTTTAATAGTGCATCAGATTTGTTAAAAGTAGGTGATTTAATCTATGTTCACGCATCAACTGGTGGAACTCGTACTTATAGTTTGCACCCAGTAGTAAGCAACGCATCTGGCGTTGTCGATATTGGTGATGGCACAGCAATCAGTGCGACTGACTCTGACTAAGAGTGTTAATGTAGGGGGAGGAAACTCCCCCTATTTTTAGGAGATAACGTGGCGGCAGGCGATACAAAAGTAACAATATGCAATCAAGCATTAAATTTATTGGGAGCAAACACGATTACTTCCTTTTCAGATACAAGTAATGATGCGGCAGCTGTATGTAATAATATTTATGATACGGTAAAGAATATGGCATTATCGATGTATCCTTGGAGTTTTGCTCTTGCCAAAAAAGAATTATCACAGTCATCAACATCTCCAATAAATGAATGGCAATATCGTTATGACTTGCCAGGCGATAATTTAACAGGAAATGTATTTCAACTTTACAACTCGTCCAGCACAGCAATCCTTCCCGTAAATCGATTTGAAATAGTTTATACAGATAGTGGCCCAGCTATAAATACAGACGAACCCACTATCTTTATTGATTATATCTCCTCAAACATTAGTGAAGGTATGATGCCTGCATATTTTATACAATTATTAGTATATATGATGACTTGGCATTTAGCAGAGCCAGTAACTGACCAAATCACAAAAGCTCAATACTGGGAGCAAGTAACACTTGGCACAGCCGCAGAAAATGGCAGAGGTGGTTATTTAAGGCAAGCGATGAATGCAGATGGGAGAGGTAAATCAAATTATGCAATTAATGATTTTCCACTAACTGATGTACGTGCATGAGTAAGATATATCAAATACAAACAAATTTTACTACAGGTGAGTTAGACCCTTTACTTAAAGGTCGTATTGATATTGACCAATATTATAATGGCCTTGATAAAGCTAGGAATGTTTTAATACAACCGCAAGGTGGTGTAACTCGCAGGCCTGGACTAGAATTTATAAATACCATTCCAGCTGGCTCACCAGCAAATGGATGTAAATTAGTTCCGTTTGAATTTTCAACGACACAATCTTATATGCTTTTGTTTGTAGACGATAAAATGTTTGTCTACAAAGATAAAGCTTTAGTAACCAATATTAATGGTTCAGGCAATGATTTTTTACAAACGGGTATTGCTAGTGCTAGATTAGCTAACTTGGACTTTGCGCAATCAGCAGATACCTTAATATTAGTAGAGGAAGACCTACAACCAAAACAAGTAGTAAGAGGTGCTAATGATTCAACCTGGACTATAAGCAACATATCTTTTGATTTTATACCTAAATACGCTTTTTCAATAACTACAACTACAGGTACTAATTTAAATAATTCTACTCTTACACCATCGGCAGTTGATGGTAATATTGATTTAACTTCATCAGCAAACGCCTTTGCATCTGATAATGTTGGAGATTATGTAGAAACAGCAGATGGATTAGGACGTGCTAGAATTACAAGATTTGTTTCAGCTACAAGTGTTGAAGCTATTGTAGAAATTCCATTTTTTAATACTGATGCAATAGCTGCTGATTCCTGGTTTTTAGAAACAGATTATGTTGACGTATGGAGTGCAACCTATGGCTATCCTAGGACAGTAACTTTTCATGAGCAAAGACTATATTTTGGCGGTAGTAAGTCAAGACCAAATACAGTATTTGCATCAAGAGTTGCTAGGTTTTTTGACTTTAATCCTGGTGAAGGTTTAGATGACGATGCTATTGAAATTACGATAAACACTTCACAAGTAAATGCTATTACAGGTTTATTTTCTGGTAGAGATTTACAAATATTTACCAAAGGAGGTGAGTTTTTCCTTCCACAGTCTGACCTGG